GTCAATGACGCCACCTGCAATCTTGCCTGCAATCTGTAACGCGCCGCCCAATACTGTGCCGATAACTGGTGCAATATAAGTTGAAATCAAAGTGCCAAATGTTTTGAAAACTTCAAGATTGTCACCGATTGCTTCTTTGACATAACCAAATGCTTTGACCATGCCATTGATGATTGGTGTGAATGTGTTGACAATTACGTTGCCAACGGTTGTGATGTAACCGCCAAGTCCGTTGCCCTTTAAACTGAACGCATCTGAAAACGCATTGATTACTGGCAACGCATTTTTGTTGATAAAGTTGATTACCTTTTCCAAAATTGGCAACAACGCAAAACCGATCGTCTCTTTAGCTTCGTCAAATGCAACCTGCATGCGCGCAATGCGCCCTGAATAGGTGTCAGCGTTTGCCGCAGCTGCGCCACCAAACAAATCTGATAGCTTGCTTTGTACTTCCTCAAATGACATTGTTTTAAGCTCGGCAGCTGATAAGCCAATGCCTAGCTTGCCCAAAGCTGCTGTGTTACCGTCAAAACCACGACTCAACGCGGCTGCGACGGTTTCCAGCGGCTTACCTGTCGCCGCACTTATGTCTAAGGCTTGGGCAAGTAGTTGCTGTGCTTTTTCGGTGTCGCCTGTTGATCTAACCAAACGACCCAAGGCTGGGCGCAGCTGATCGTCTGCCACGCCTGTCGCCAATGACATCTGCAAGATTGATTGCTCGGTTGCCTTGATCTGTGCCTGTGTTGCCCCTGTGGCATTTTCCAAGGCAAGTGCCAGCTGTGTCTGTGCCTTCTCGTCCTCGATCGCCGCTTTGACGCCTTCAACACCAATTTTGATTGCGTAAGCACCAGCGGCAGCGGCGGCAGCTGCAAAAGCTGCGCCAACCATTTTGCCAACCTTGCCCATTTTGTCGCCGAAAGTATCGACGTCCTTGCTGGCAGATTTTAGCGATTTGTTGAGATTATCAACGTCGCCAAGAATGGAAAGTTTAAGGGTGCGACTGCCAGCCATTAGCCGTACCTCTTAGCTATCTTTGAAAACGACTGTTCCCATTGTTTGATGATCTCAGGTTGTACAGCTCTCAATGTTGGATAGATAAACCAACCGCGAGAACCGCGACCCTCACGACCTGACCAGACTGGAAATTGTTTGTATTTGTTTGAACCAAACTCAACGCCGCCCCAAACCTGTTGTGTGGTTGCGCCGCCGCTTAATTTTTGGCTGGCATAACCAAAACTAATTTCACCAATCTTTGATGATTTAGATACCTTTGAACCGTCAGCTACACGATTGTCAATGCGATTGCGCGTCTTTGTACTAGCTGCGGACTTAATTTTGCCCTGCACGTACGTTGCCAGTTTTGACGTTGCCTCTCTGGCTTGGTCTGTCGCCTCGTCGTCCATTGCCTTAAAAGATTTAAGGATTGCGCGCAGCTCAGCCTTGTTATAGCTGATTGCATCTTTAGCCATTTGCGCGCCTTTCCAAAATTTCAATGACCGTAAGTATGTCCTCGGCTGTCTCAAAAGCATCTGGGTGTAACCCTGTTGCCAAGGCTACCTCCCAGACTATTCTGCTAAGGCTTCCGACTGCGTGGCTTTTGGGTTTGCCTCACCGACAATGACCTCTGAGATCGTCTCAGTCCATGCCTCGATCGGCTTGACAGGCTTTCCAGCTGCTTCACGTTTCATGGCGTGATAGGCAAGAAATACAAGATCAGAAATGCCGATCTTTTCCTGTGCCTGTGCAATTGTGTTACCTGTCTGCTTTTCCCACTTAACCCACTCAGGCGGCGCAGCTGTGTAAGTGATCTGCGTGCCGTCGTTATATTCGATTGTGATTGGTAGTTTCATTTTGTCTCCCGATTAGTAGTTTTTAGCTAAATGTTTCGGTTGGTGTACCGACAACAACAAATGATAGGTCAACGGTCTGTGCATCTGGTGCTGAACCGCCGACTGCTGGAAATACTGGCATGACGTTAAATGCAAACACTGCACCAGTTACCGCAGTTAATGAAACTGCCAAAACCGTGTTTGGTGCTGTTTCGCAGGCTGTCCACAATGCTTCGCATAGTGATGAAGCTGCGCCCCAGTCTGCAAGCATTGAAACGTCGAAAGTCCACTGATCGTCAATGTGCTTGTAAGCCTTGCCGTCAAGTGTTTGATATGTCTCGACGGTTGGACTGTTCGTAAGTACTGCGCTGGTCGCCTGTGCGTCGTAGTTAACTGTTGCAATGGTCACGACTAAATCGCGACCAGTGATGATTGTCGTTGGCATTTTGTCTCCTAGGTAGTTTGTGTGTAATAAGTCGAAACGTTTATGTCAGCAACCAGCATTGGACTTTGTCCTACTTCCAACACGGTTGGCTTTTCAATGACGCCAACGACGTATCCTGCTGGCATTGCAGCAAGAATTCCGATGATGAGCTGTTCCAGATTGTCTAGTGAGCCAGCATTGCTGTTGCTGGCGACAATGGCTGTAATTGCAAAATTAAGTTTGACCTGTGTTTTTGCCTTGCCAATTAACACGACCTCCATGTATGGGCTGTCAGGTACGACAACAATGGCTGGCGGTATTGGTGACTCAGGCACGCTTGGATACACGTTTGCAGATAGCGCGCTAAAGGCGTTTGCTAAAGCTGATCGTGTCTCGGCAATTGAGTTTGCTGGCATTTATTGAACCACTGTCTCGGCGTCCAAATAAGGCATAAGCAATGTGCTGACGCGGTTGGTCAAGCTGCGACCCATGCGGTATGGCGAACTGGCAAAGTCCACGCCCTCGATCTGTCCACCAGCTGCAACGCGTGATTGAAAGACCTCAACGCTAACAGCCAAAATTGCTGACTCAATTGCTGGTGTAGCTGCATAAATGTTAGCTGCTGAATAACCTGACAATGTCGCTTTGCCGTTTGGCACTATTGGTCGCATCGTGACGTCAGCATTTGTAAGTGCCGCCGTGAAGTAATAAGGCGCACTGTCCACGACTGTAAAGGTTGCGCTAAATGGTGCAGGTAATCCTGTGACAATAATTGATTGACCAGTGACAAAGTAATGCTCACGGATTGTGAAAAATGTTGCAACGTTATCTTTGAGCTTGTAAGCCTCAACGCCTGAGACGTTTGCGACCAGCATTGGCAAAATGACGTCCTCGCTGGTGTTGATAATCTCGTCAAGATAACTGTCACTGTAAAGTGAAACGGACACGCCAAGCACCGTGCGCAACTGACTAGCTGTGACAATGGCTGGCATGTCCGTTTCCTTTCGACTGCTGCGGCGACCTCGGGAGAAATCGCCGCATGATTAGTGGGTTGTTATCAGGTCTTGTTAATACCGAACGCGCCTGCACCAATTTTGGTTGCAATTGCGCCGTATCCATAGACTGATACTGCAATCTGACCTGACGCAATTACGTCTGCACGCAAGCGGTATGTTGGTGACTCGTACCATGTGTAAGCACTTGGGTTGATGATTAGCATTGAGTCATCTTTGTCAGTGTCATTTGCTGACGGTACGTTTGCTGTGACGTATAGATCAAGACCTGCGACATTGCCGCGGATTGAGTCTGGACGTACAACGCCGCCTGCGTTGCTTGGCTGTGCAGCCATGTAAATTGGACGACCTGAGTCATTCAGTGTCATGAGGTTTGCCCACTGGCTTGTGTTTGCCAAGATATTGCGAGCAAAGCCTTGTGTGTTTGAATAAACAGATGCAGCACCGCGTGAAACAAAGCCAAGCAACTCAGAAGCTGTTGGGTATGTTGTCAGTGTTGTTGCATCGGCTGTTGCACCAGATGCTAGTGCTGTATAAACAGCAAGGTCTGTTGCCTTTGCATAAGCTGCTGACATGTTGTTCAGTAGCTCGTTAAAAAATAGTGGTGATGTTCTGTCAAGCAATTCTACGCTGAAGGTTTGTTGTCCAGCGTATTTTTTAACGGTCACGCTCAAAAATGAGCTTGCTTGGTCAGTTTCTGACGGTGTGCCTGCTTCTGCAGTTTCTGCAACTGTTGGCATTGTTGTGATCTTTGGAATTTCAAATGACATACCAGCATCAGGCAAAACGCCACGGCTGATTGCATCGATTGCTGAACGTGTGCTGTTAGCAAGTCCATTGATAACTTCTGTCAACTGACGTGTAGGTACAAGACCTGCGTTGTCTGTTGTGTCATCTGCCGCTGCGACATACTGACGTGCTGATTCCTCGCCAAGTGATGCGCGGATTGTGTTTTCCAAATACTTAGCAGCTGTAAATTCTAGGCGTGGCTTTGATGTCCAACCGCCTACGGCTGGCTTTGCATTTGCTGTTACTGACTGAGCAGCTTCTACCGTCTCGACGGTGTCCGCGTTTGTGACGGTGTTGTCCACTTCGTCTCCTTCTGTTGTTGGTGTTTCCTCTGGCTCAACTGTTGAGTCAGAAATCTCAGGTTCATCACCTGTTGTTGCTGCGACCTCGTTGACACGAGCTGATCTGATCGCTGGCTCTGACGTTAAAGCAACGCCTGTCATTTCGCCTTTGATGATGCGTACTGTGCCGTCTTTAAGTGTTTCGTATTCGTCAAAATAAACTTCAACGCTAAAACCATCGCGCAAACCTTCGCTTGCTTCGACAAGTGCATCTGTGCCAGCTGTTGTGTTTGCGATCTTAAATGTTGCGTCAATGCCTTGCTCGTTTGCCTCAATTGTCAATGTCTTGCCAATGCGGCGTGTGCGATCGTGTTCAAGATTAAGCAGCACTGGTACTGCATCAATGCTTCCCTTTGCAAACTGCACTTTACCGATAGAGGCTGTGCCAGTTTCCTCAAATGTCACAATGCGACCAGTGATCGTGCGACTGTTTGAGTCAGCTGCCGTAATGGCAATTGGTGTGATCAGTTTTTTCATAGCAACATGTCCTCTTCCTCGCGTATTTCATCGATCGACATTGCGCCGATACGATTTAAGATTTCATAAACCTGCGCGCGCTCGTAAGGATTGCCACGCAAGAAATTGTCTAGATCAAACATGACTTTGTTGCCTGCTGGCGTAAAGTCTGCAAAAGATAGCCGTTGTTCCAAAATTGACATGTAATTTCTAAAAGCAAAATCGACAAGGTCGCGACGCTTATCTAAGGCGTTGGCGTAGGTAAAACTGGATTGCTGGCTGTCTGTGAAATAAGCAGGCAAACCGCACGCGCGGCTTAATTCTAAACTCACATAGTTTCTGGCTTCATTAAGCTGTAAATTCTTAGGGTCAAAGCCGACTGCTTCCATTGTGACGTCAGCGTTGAGAAATGCTGTTGATTTGTTAGCACGCGCCGTACGCCATGCTTGCAAAATCTTTGCAACACGATCGGCTGGCAATGATGTGCCGTTTGATTTCAAAACCATTAACGGTGTTGGCTCATTGGCAAAATTGAGTGACGCCTTTTCTAACGCCGCAGCTGCTTTGATTGTGCGACCTGCGCGAGCGAGCAAACCCTCTTGCGTGTTTGGAAACACGACAAGATTTGCTGGATCAATTGGCTTGCCGTCGATTTCATAAGCTGTGATTTCTGTATTATCAAAATTTGTTGTGATTGACACGCGCTCTGGTGCGACTCTTTCCATTGCACGAATTTTTCCTGTATCGGCGTACCTATCCATGACCATTGCATAAGCTGCATTGTGAAAAAATAGATCGCTGATAAGCCAACCGTAAAATGTCGAACCTGGTATCCGTGGGTCAGGTTGGTTGATAACACGCGGCTGTGACACCTTTTCGCCTGTTGCTTCATTTCGTGTGTGCAACGGTAATGATGCAATTGTTTGCATGATACTTAATGCGCGCGCAACTGTTGGCACACTCATAGCTTCTGCGCGATTTGCTTGCGCTATGCCGTAAAAATAAAAATTGTTATTCTCAGTAAAGTACGGCGCAAGTGATGCGTCAACGTCCAAAGGCGCAGCTGGAACGGCAGCTGCCACCTTCGGCACAAATAGATCGAATAAACCCATGTCGCAATTCTGACAGGCTTATACGATCAACCAACCATGATGTCAAGATCATTGTCTGGGCGTGTCGCAAAATGTGTCACC